CTTCAGGCTTGATACGAGCATCTTCGATTAGTTGACGAGTCCACAGAGCTGAGTCTGACTCAGTAAGCAATTCGCCGTATAACTCTTGTCTGCCCATACGAGTACCTGCATAACGAGCCTGTAACTCCAACAAGGCTTGCGGTGCCAGATTAGCGGCGTTATCGAAGGTCGAGCCTCTGACTATCTTCACGCTTCCGTCTGTGCGGCTTACTAGATTACGAATCAGCGAAACAGGTCGTGGCGTTGTAGTGATAACAGTTCGAGGATGGCTTCCAAGGCGCATACCAAACTGAAGTTGATCCCAAGTATCGGGATAACGCCAAGCGGCTAACTCATCGCACCAAGCCCCATGATGTTGTGGGCCACGCAAGCGGTCAGGTTCATCGGCTGAAAAGAGTTTAATCTTAGAGCCGTTTTTTAGAGTGATTGAGCCTTGAGAACGGTTGTAATCTAAAAGTGAACCATAAGTTCTAAGAATGTTAATAATGCCTGATTCACCCTCAGCGCATACATCTCTCACATCGCCGAAAGTAGGAGCGACAATAGCCCAACGCGTGTCGTTGTTCGTTGATGCTTCCCACGCTAACCATTCCGCAGCAGTTCGAGTCTTACCCGCACCTCGTCCGGCTAAATAAAGATAGATAGACCAATCTTCTTCGTCACTCGGTAACTGCTCCGGGCGCGCTAGTTCCTTCTCCCAAGAGAACCTGCGCATCCTCAATCTCTCGTACTTGTCGGATAAGTTGTTTTGTGCTTTCTCGTAGGTAGATTCCATCGTATGTAGTCACCTCCACCTCGGTCTTGACTGGCGTATCTATGCCGAACATCTTGGCATCCCGCTCTAATAACTTGATCATAACCTTAATCGCCTCTAAATCGCCACGCTCGACTGCGGGCCATATCGCCAAAAGAGCTGCATCAAGTCTTTCTTTATGTAGTTCGCGTAATTCGCTTGTTAGCGTTTCATCCTTCGTGCGATTGACATAACGCTTGAACGCGGCTCGCGCACCAGATTCATTTGCATAATCTAACTTGTCGGCGATTTGCTGAAATGTCGCACCAGCAACGCGATATTGCCAAACCTTTAACTCACGCTCAAATGTTTCGTGATCTAGTTTGACGATATTCGTAATGTTTTCACTCATATTCGCATTACGATCTTTGAGCGGTTGGCAAGGATTGCACTTGCCCCTCGATACCGGAAGTATCGCGGCTCACTATTGAGCCTTCAACCGCAGATGGGTAGGGCAAAGATAGCGCACTCACAAGTTTTCGCATATTTCTGTCCAACGGGTATAAATAGCGATGCTTTGACGAGCCTTTGACCTCTTGAGCGTTAGGGTCTAAAACCTGTTGTGCCCAGATCAAGGCGTTTTTAGCATTTGTCTGAATTGGGTGAGATTTACGCTTGGCTCTAAGCGATCTGCCGTGTATGCGCTCGCCGTTAACGATGTATTCGTCAGCTGACTGAGAGCATCCGTTGTAAATCCAGTTTCCCGCTTGATAGATGCCGCCCTTGTGATTCTGCTCAGGGTCAGCAAAACTAATGATCAAGCGAATTCCGGGGTTTTCTTTCTTCAACTGTTTGATACTTTGAGCCACGATTTGGCTGACAGTCGCTTCGTGTTTAGTTAGCGCGACTCGTACAAGTTCGCATATCTCGATTTGCTCTAAGCCGTAAGGTTTGCCTAAGTCTTTATTCGCGCCTCTGCCATAGATTACTGCACCGATGAACTTGTCGTTTTCCCATACGCCATACTTCACAAGTTTGCCAGCGGGCATCGCTTGAGAATAATGCCAATTCATTACGGCATATTTGGCGGCATCAAATGAACAAGGTGCAATAACTAAACTCATACAGGTTCGATCTCGCCTTTTTTGCCTACGCGCCACTCAAATGAGCATTGAGGACACATATTTGATGCGCTTTGATCTAAACGAGGTTGCTCTGCATCTTCTGGCTTGAAATCAGGCAATTCGATCTTGTCAAAGCCCAGTAGATCGATGCTCCAGCCTAAATCGCTCAGTTCGTCTAATTGCTTTGAAAGCGTAATTTGATCCCATTCAGCCAATTCGGAAGATCGGTTATCGGCTAGGGCATAGGCTTTGGCGGTTTCAGCATCCCAATCACTTGGGCATTGGCTTACGGCAATCTCAGTCCAACCAAGCAACTTAGCGGCTTCAAGCGTTCCGTTACCGGCGATAACTACGCCGTTATGCACGACTATCGGTTTGCGTTGTCCAAATTTATTTAGACTTGCGGCGATCGCATCAAGATTACGCTTTGAGTGTTTCCGAGCGTTCTGTGGATCGAGTATCAAACTGTCGATCGTTACTGTTTCCAATTTCATTCAGCGCCTCTAATCTTGCATCAAGTAGTGAATCCATCTCACCCATCAAAAAAACCTTCCTCTGATGAGTGAGTCTATTTCCATAGCGATCCTTCAATAATTCGGCAAGGTGAGCAATTGCTTCATCTATGTCAGCAATCGTAATCTCATCCTTATCAATAATCATAGGTATCATTTTAGCGTTTACGAGCTTGGCGTTTTTCCTTATACGCTCTTACATCATCTGCGCGATAAAAAACGGCTTTGCCTTCACGCTTCACCCAAGCAATTGTTTTGCGAAATTGCAGTTGGCGTAAATTGTTCATCGTAATCTCTAAGTGTTCAATTACTTGTTGAGATGTCCAAAGTTCCTCTACCACGCTGGCACATCCTGAACTGAATCTGTAAATCCTTGAGATCCGCTAGCAGACTTTTTAGGCTTGATATAAAAATCAGTTCCAGCGATTTCAAGGCTTGTCTTAGTTTCGCCATCTTTTGTCTTGTAAGTTGATTGGCTTAAACGACCAACAACGGCAATTCGATCGCCCTTTTTAAGATTGTCAATAACAAGATCTGACTTAGCATTCCAGAACGCTACGCGGAACCAGATTGTTTCGCCATCTTCGTACTGTCCGTTTACTTTCTTGCGAGGTGTATGAGCCAAAGAGAATGATGCGAGAACTTCATCTTTGAGCATTTTAATCTCTGGATCTGAACCTAAATTGCCTTCAATCATAATTTGATTCATTGAGCTGCCTTTCTTGTTTGGATTGCTTACATTACACCGATTCGATGCTTCCGTCATTTTTCAAAAGTACCCAGTTGCCATCAGGTTGCAGGAAGGGTTCAGTTTCCGGATCGCTCCAACTGCTCACCATCCAACCCTTGTCGGTAGCAATAGACGGATTTTTGTGTATTGAGTCAGTACCAAGGTTGTGACATTCGTGATGAATACGAATCAAGTTAGAAACTGAATCTTTCCCGCCTCGGGATTTTAATTTTCTATGATGTAGAGCCATAGAGTCAAAAGCGGGGTTACCGCAGGTTTCGCAGTAATTCCCCGCTCTTGCCTCTACGAGCGCAACAATCTTTTGATCCACTTAATACCAGCCAAATCTCTTTTCGTGTTTCCACGCGGCGCAAGGTGTGCCGTAACGAGCTGAAATATAGCGTAAGCCATAATCAACTTGCAGAATCGAATTGGCAGTTTTGTGAACTTTGTAATTGCCCCAAGTTGTAGGCAAAAACTGAGCAATGCCGTACGCACCCGAAGATTTGTTTAAGGCTTTCGGATTCCAATGCGATTCTTGCTTCCAGAGTTTATCAAGGCAAGAAAATTGACTCGAACTCGGCACTTGCATTTGTGCGTACAGTCGAGGGTGCATTAAAAACGAAATACTTTCTTTCGGTGCAAAAGCGGCTTGCGCTCCTACCGACTGGCAAGATCCCACCAAAAAGGCTACTAAAAGGATCTTACCCCAAGCCCTTATCGGGCTACCTTACCCCGTTCTGAACAGAAGGAGCAGACAGTAGCCACCCAGAGTTGAACACCGCATCCGCGGCAACGCATAACTTGTGAATCGTCCATTTTCATACATCCTTTCGGGAGATAGCGGACAGAATTAGTTTACCTGCTATTTGCTTCCGCCCCAACCGGTGCCCTTGAAAGACACGCCGAAGGGTGAAAATACGCGCTCAACTTTCCCGCAACATTCAGGAGCTTCAGGCGTTTCGTATATCGAAGCAATGACCTCAAAGTGATCTTCGCAATTTGTACATTTGTATTCATAAGTTGGCATTTGGCACCTTCATATGTAGATTTATTTTGTGTTGATACATTAACTGGTTGTCTGGTGCTTTCACAATTACTCCATCGACAATATAACCATCGGTGTTAATTTCGTGAACGATCCGATAGTCGCAATCAAATTCTTCGCACACTTCAATAATTGTCACGCCAACTCCTTCTCAATGGCTTGGATGGTAGGGCAGGGATAAAAAAGTTGATAAGCACCTTCGTTTGTCCATTGTTCGCAAGCATTACAACCTTCTGTCGAATCAGGCTTATGCAATTCCACTACTGCGCGAAGGGCTAAAAGATAAGGAACTACCTCTGTAAACCGTTCTTGATCTTCATACCAATTGCAAACTTCACTAACATCTAACAGCAATTCATCGTGTGTCATTGCAACTCCTTCTCAATAGTTTGAATTGTTAGACACGGGTAAGCGATGTGTTTGTTCAAAGTAGTGCAAGTTTTGCATAGTCCAAAATATGATTTATGCAGCTCTACTACTGCGCGAAGGGCGGGATATACATCAGTTCGTGCAGAAATTTCTGCAACTAGATCTTCAAGTCTGTTTATCTCTGCCAACAATTCATTGTTGTTCATTATCGCTCACAATCATCATCACGACTGCCGTGTTCTTTGCAGAAGTAGTAACGCTTCCCATAATCCGATGAACAATGCGGGCAATTCTCAATACCATCGATCATAACTTTTTGGCTATCTCGATATTCCATTCCGCAATCAAGGCAATAAGCTAGACCTTCTGCCCAAGCATTCACCCAGTAGCGATGAAAAGCGATTTGCGTGTTAGTAAATGCATCTTCTATGAAACTCATATTCCGATACATTTCTCTGAACTGCCCCAGCAATAATCCGTGCCTGTCCACCAG